CACATCACTCAGATGGTTAACTTGTTACCTCATTTGAGCCAGAGATGCGTGGTCTGTGTAGATGATACCTATGAATACAATGGAGTGTTTATAGGCAAAGGTGGTGCAGTGGTTCCTTACTTATTGGGGCAAGGATTTGCTATATTAGCGGCCGAAGATTATGGTGTAATATTAGGTCGCGGCTACAAAAATTATATTGTATAATGGATACTATGAAAATATTGACTCTAGACAACACAGCTTATGATTTGGATACTTTGCCCGAAGAGGTAGATGACATGAGATTTGCTATCCTGGATAATTCTGATCCCAGCGATCCAGACTATCACTACATTCCGCTGATCTTTTTAGAAAGTTTTAATTCACCAGCCCTGGTGTTACAGATTGGCGAGTATAAAATACGCATGCCCATTGATTGGCAAATACTCATTGGCGAACCTGATCTTGGTGATCTAGAAATGTTACCACTGACGTCAATCAATGATCGAGGATTCAAAGCATTTCAATTCAACCCATTGACCAGCTTCCGCCCCAGTTTTCTTGACATAGAAATTGTGGATGTCTATCACGACGTGGCTTGGTATGCCCCCAAACTTAAGAATGGTCAGATATTGTGTATTCCACTTAACAATGATCCAGAACCTGATTGTGTGTACTTTGTCAAAGACATTTCTAGGAACTGTGAAGTCATTGATTACAACAAAGCATGGTAATGGAAAAACTATCAATACAAAATGAGATGACGCAGTTCGATCAAAAGAATCGCAAATTCTACGACAGTCTCACTGACGAAGAACGCAAAAAGTTTTCAAACTATCTCATGATACGTTGGGGCTCGGCTGTGCATGGATCCTCAGAATTGCAAGAGTTTTATCTTATCTCCACCAATGAAAGATTAAACAAACACTTCTTTGCCATAAACAAACACCCCAAGCTACAATGGTTAGCCGCTACAGCAGTGAGCCCTGGCATGGGCACACACCGTCATCAATGGATCGCCCCCAAGAAAAAAGAAGCAGGTAGCAATGAAGTCAAGAAGTTTTTGTTAGAACAGTTTCCTGCAATGAAAATATCAGACATCGAAACGCTGGCCAACTTTGTAACAAAAAAAGACATCAAGGAGTATCAACGTGAGCACGGCCACACAGACAAAGACTGACTATGTGTGTCAGTACTGCGAGAAATCGTTCCAGCGAGAAACCAGTCTTGCTGTGCATGTGTGCGAACAAAAACAACGTTATCAAAGTCAAACGGATCGTGGAGTGCAACTTGGGCTACAGGCGTATCTACGGTTTTACACAATGACTCAAGGCAGTGCCAAGCTCAAAACTTTTGATGACTTTGCTCGTAGTCCTTACTATCGTGCTTTTGTTAAATTTGGACGTCACTGTGTGGCTATCAATGCTGTAAACACTGCAAGGTTCATTGATTGGGTAGTGGAAAAAAATAAAAAGATTGATCACTGGTGTCGTGATGCAACCTATACAGAATATCTCACAGACTATCTTCGCCGGGAATCAGTGACAGATGCACTGACTAGAGCAATAGAATATTCGATCAAGTGGAATGAAACACATGACCATCCTTCTCACGACTTCTTGCGGTTTGGCAATGACAACACCATAGCTTATGCTGTCAGCACTGGACGTATCAGTGCCTGGGTACTGTATAACTGTGAAAGTGGGCAGGGGTGGTTAGAAAACATGGATCCTGATCAAAGCAAAATTGTGTGGCCTTGGATTGATCCTGAATTCTGGCAGAAAAAGTTTCGCGACTATCCAGCAGATCAGGAGTATGCCAAAGAGATGCTAAAGAAAGCAGGCTGGTAATGAGCGCAGATATTGACATTGACTTGGCTGATAGAGATATCATACTAAAGTTAATAAAACATATACCAGCAAGACAAGACAACGACGGGCAGAGTCGTTTGCATAACTCTGGAATCTATGTCACAGCAATACCCAGAGATCCGTTGTTAAACTGCTCCAGTGTAGATTATCGTGAAGCAGAACAACGTGGGTACTTCAAGATTGATCTGCTGAATATGAGCGTTTATAAACTCGTACAAGATCCTGTGCATTATGAACAAATGTTGGCACAGGAACCTCCATGGCAACGACTATGGATGGACCAACCCTGGGCCTCTCAGTTGGTACACGTGGGCAACTATGTGGATTTGTTGGCTTCAATGAAGCCAGACTCTATACCCAGGATGGCTGCTTTTATATCTATCATCCGTCCAGGCAAAGCACACTTGCAAAACAAGCCCTGGACAGAAGTATTTGAATCAGTGTGGGATGGTGATGACAGCAGAGGATATACATTCAAAAAAGCACATGCCATCAGCTATGCATCTTTGGTGGCCTTGCACATGAATCTACTCGACTCTACGCACTAGAGTTATTGATTTACGTTTGCTTTTTTTGCGGGCTATGTCAGCCAGGCTCGTGGCAGGACCATGCAATATTTCCAGATCTTTATTGACAAAAGTACGCAAATAAGGACGGAAAATCTCCCAATCAGCCTTTAAAAATATGTTTATTGGTATGCTACGATTGCTTTCCCACCACCATTGATTGGCCAGCTCTAGAAATAGTTTTTTAAGCTCTGCGTGTTGTATATTTCCAAAGTCGTAGATAGTTGTGACCGCATCATCGCGATTTTGCACCACGCCTATGTACTCATTGCCAGCGTAGGTGCAGAAAGTGATAAAAGGGTAGCGTTCTGCTATTTTAGCGAAGATTTCTGTGCCCATAAATATCTAGAGGAAATTATAAATGTATTCAACCACTGCCTATTTATATCAGCAAAAGCAACAGGTATTATTGATTGATACCTCAGGTGTGGGTGACACATTCAAACGGAGGTGGCAACCTGTGTACGCAAAAAATTTAAAGATACATCGTGGCGTGGACAACGTCATATTATTTGAGTTTGTTAATCAAGATGAGAAACCTGTAAACATTTCAGGCAGTACCATCACTTTCAGACTGATCAGCACCAATGGTGACATACTGTTGTTGAGCAAAGATTTGGAAATCCTGAGTGCCACCACAGGACGAGCCAAAGTTACCCTGCTCAGCACCGAACTGGATACTGTAGATGCACAGCCGGTGGGATGGAGCTTGGATCGTAACACCGTGACCAGTGAACTGTACGAGCCTGTGTTTACCAATGCCTACTCCGGCGGTCGCGGCACAGCAGATGTTGTGGATTCTGTGTATCCTGCATTTGTGCCCAGCGAAATAATGACTGTGCCCACACAACCAGAAATCAGTGCCAGCAACCCCAACCGCAATCACACTTCTGCTGTGTATGTACAAGGTCGCCCCCTGGTTACATTCCAGATGACATTTGATAACTTTTCGGGCAACGTCAAAGCCCAGGGATCAAGTACACAGTTAGGCCCATGGTACGATATAGGCAATCAAAAACAATACATCAATCAGCTCAAGCGTGATTACTTCAATGTAGAAGGTTACCATAACTACATTCGTTTTGAAGTCAATCAATATGGTTACAAGGCCAAGGTTGGCAATGTGCTGGTCAGCGGCGGCAACGTGACCAACGTTACCATAAACAATCAAGGCAGCGAGTGGATTTCTACACCATTTCCAAACATTGACATTGTGGGCGAAGGTACTGGTGCCACTGCCTATGCCACTGCATCAGCTGGCACACTATCGGGTGCTGTGGTAGTCACAGCCGGTGAAGGCTATGTCAACAATCCCAACGCCGCAGTCAACAACGGGTTCATTACATCAATCGCTTATAGATAATTAAAAATCTCATTTCAGACATTCATAAATTATAAAAGTCAGACAAGGATGTCAAATGAAAAAATTTAAAAGAGTGGTGGTATTGGGTTGTAGCTGTGCATTTGGGGCTGAATTAGAAGATCCGTTGTCGCATGCAGAAAAAGATTCTGGCATACAATATCTTAAAAACAAAGAGTATCGACTAAATCATGTTTATGGAAAACTAGTAGCTGATTATCTTGGCGCTGAATTAGACATGTTTGCATGCCCAGCAGCCAGCATAGGTCATATGAGATGGCAAGCACAAAACTGGTTGGAACAAACTCCGGATATCTCAGACAGTTTGATACTGGCTGGAATTACTGGCACCAGCAGAGAAAGTTGGTTCTTTGCAGATTATGCAACCAGTTTTCAACAGGCCGATGCTAGTTTTAACAAACACGTACATAATCTTTCAATCAATCACCATTACATTGATGAAAGACTTGACCCGCAATGGGTAGAACTCTATAAAAAATGGTTGATGCTCAGCCACTGTGATGAATGGGAGCGGTATAACTTTCAACAAACTGTGCTGTTTCTTGATGGCATTGCCAAGCTCTACGATATTGATGCATTGCATTTTTATATGTTACCCAATCAATATACTTCTAACAGCAAAAACTTCTGGAACTCTACTGACATACTGACTAAACTAAAAAAATTGGATCAACAAAATTTACTGTTCATGCCTGGTGAGCACCCAACAGAAGCAGGGCATGAGTTGATTGCTCAATGGATAATTGAAGAACTCAAACGTAGATATGATTAAAAAAGTTGTGGCATTTGGCTGTAGTTGGACCTATGGCGACGAGCTTGTGGCTCCTGAATTTCGCAATCTGAGCGAAGCTGAATTCCGTGATCATTACGATGAAAATAGGCCCTACAGACTAGATAATTGTTATGCTGGCTTAATAGCCAAGCATTATGGACTGGAACTGGACAACATGGCTTTTCCGGGTTCAAGTTTAGAAAGCATGCGCTGGAACCTGATGTGGTATCTGCGCAATGGCATGCCCACGGACGATGTAATTTTTGTGGTGGGGTTAACTGATGCCGCAAGACAAAGTTGGTTTAATCCCTTGCATGAAATCAGCCGTAAAGACCCGCAATGGAATCGGCACATGCACGGAACCTGGCTCACCCAACCAAATCCTGACATCGACGATAACTGGTTCCGATTACAAAAATTATGGTTGGGCATGAGCTATCATCGCGAGTGGGCAGAATACAATTTCCAACAAACAATAAATCTATTTGATCAAGCCCAAAGTCGTTATGGCATACCCGTGGTTCAATTTTCTGTGCTGGAAAATCGATATGGAGTAACTGCACCTAGCCTTATCTATTCTGGAACCAATTTCCGAGACATACTGGTCCAAAAGAGACGAGATCTAAATGTGGAACCTTTTGCTGGTGGAGGACATCCCAATGAAAAAGGCCATCAACTCATAGCAGATCACTTGATTGAACACATAAAGTATGCTAAAATGCTAGTGTGATAGACATACTTTCTTACTTGCCGGCAAAACGCAAAAGTACCAGTTCGGGCTGGGTCAGCTTCAACGCACCCTGTTGTGTACACAATGGAGAGAGTGCAGATCGTCGACAGCGTGGTGGTATCAAAATCACAAATCAAGACTGGAGCTATCACTGTTTCAACTGCGGGTTCACTGCCAGCTTTGTGTTGGGCCGTAACTTATCGTTTAAAGCCAGAAAGCTACTGGGTTGGCTCAATGTAGATCGCAATGAAATTGAACGTATCAATCTTGAAAGTCTCAAGCACAAGAACATTGAAGGCATACTCAATGATAGACAACAAGTGGTGCAACGATTACAAGGTATCGAATTTGAAGATCGTGACTTGCCAGCAGATACACAACCACTAAATGAATCAGCTGTGGAATATCTCAATGCTCGTGGTATACCCACAGACTATCCACTGTTTTATAAAACCATGCCTAGGCCAGGCATTGTAATTCCTTTCACACATGATGGTCAAGTGGTAGGACATACCACTAGATTCCTAGATGATAGAACGCCCAAGTACATACAAGACATACAACCGGGCTATGTGTTTGGCACAGACCTGCAACAAGACAGCTGGCAGCATGTGCTGGTCATGGAAGGTGTATTTGATGCATTGTGTGTTGGTGGCCTGGCTGTGTTACACGCTGAAATCAATGATGCACAGGTGCGCTTGATACGATCATTGGAACGAGAAGTCACTGTGGTTCCAGATCATGATGAAGCCGGAATGAAACTGGTTGATCGTGCCCTGGAACTGGGCTGGGCAGTGAGCATGCCCAACTGGCCCGCAGATGTCAAAGACGTTAATGATGCTGTTCGACGCTATGGCAAGGCAGCAACTATGTTGAGCATATTTGAATCTAGAAACACCAGTCGCATTCGTATAGAAATGGCCAAGAAGAATTTGTTAAGGAAACTCAATGTCTAAGTTATACATTTTTGGAGATAGCTATAGCACACCAGGATTCTGCGTCGAGCCCAAAGACTCGTGGTGGGGACTGTTGGCCAACAAACTTAACATTGAAGGTGTTGAAAACTTTAGTTGGCCCGGCAACAACATAGACAGTATTGCGCATATCATTGTTGCCAACGCAAATTTATTTAACCAGGATGATTACATAGTCATTGGTGTGCCGCCTATTGAGCGACTCACTGTGTTTGAAAATGATGCTACATCAAAACTGTATACCAAGTTTGACAATAAGTTACACGAAGTAGCAAAACCACAAGTTCCTTGTCATGGCGGACTAAAACAATTGACTCGCCACCAGCTTGGTAGACAAGAAATTGATCAGTGGAATCGCAGTTGGCAAGAAGCACAGATACTACGTCAACTAATAACTTTGATTGCGTATCTAGAAAAAATTACCAACCGTATACTGATACTAAACTTGTCTGAGCCCTTTCAGCCAATCACAGGATGGGTCACTCTGAATAGTGTACAAAAACAAGCATACAGCGATCCACGAATACTGATAGATCATGATACTTACTATTCTGTGAACTACAACGTAAATCAACCAGCAGATTTTGAAACTCATGCTTGGTTTGGTCATCAGGGCGCGGCAGGTAATCACCATTGGTTCGTCACGTCGCTATTGCCCAAACTAAAAGAGATAAAATGGATTTAAAAATCACAGCCTCAAAGATTAAACTCATAGATACAACGAGAGAACACACATGAAAGACTATTCAGTAGAAGTACAACGACTATTCTTAGAGATCATAATGCAAGACGCACAGAGTTTTGTGCGAGTGCAAAATATCTACAACGAAGAAAACTTTGATCGTAGCCTGCGTTCAGCGGCTAAGTTTATAAAAGAACATGCGGACAATCATAAGACTCTGCCAGATCGCAGACAGGTATCGGCTGTTACTAATATTTCCTTACAAGAGATTCCAGATTTAAATGACGGTCACCTTGACTGGTTTATGGAAGAGTTTGAAGCATTCACCCGTAGACAAGAACTAGAACGTGCTATTCTTAAGTCGGCAGACTTGCTGGAAAAAGGCAATTTTGATCCTGTAGAGAAACTGATCAAAGATGCAGTACAAATTAGTTTGACCAAAGATCTAGGAACAGATTACTTTGACGATCCACGCAGTCGACTTATGGCGCTGAAAAACAACAATGGGCAAAACTCCACAGGTTGGCCTGCCTTGGATCGATTGTTGTACGGTGGATTTAATCGTGGCGAACTACAGATTTTTGCTGGTGGTTCGGGCTCGGGCAAGAGTTTGTTCATGCAGAACCTGGCAGTGAACTGGGCACAGGCCGGACTCAATGGCTGTTATCTCACCCTGGAACTCAGTGAAGGTTTGTGTAGTATGCGTATTGACTCCATGATGACCAATACATCCAGCAAGGAAATCTTCAAAGACATTGACACAGTGGAAATGAAAGTGAAGATGATGCAGAAGAAGTCCGGGGCTTTACAAATCAAGTACATGCCAGCCCAATCAACTGTAAATGACATTCGTGCATACTTAAAAGAACTGCAAGTTAAAACAGGCAAGCGTGTGGACTTTTTGTGTGTGGACTACTTAGACTTGATCATGCCTGTGAGCGCCAAAGTCAGTCCCAATGACTTGTTTGTCAAAGACAAGTATGTTTCGGAAGAACTGCGTAACTTGGCCAAGGAGCTCAATGTGTTGTTTGTCACAGCTAGTCAGTTGAACCGTGCGGCCGTGGAAGAAATTGAATTTGACCACAGTCATATATCAGGCGGTATTTCAAAGATCAACACAGCAGACAACGTGTTTGGTATCTTTACATCAAGAGCCATGCGTGAACGTGGGCGTTATCAGATACAGTTAATGAAAACTCGATCCAGTGCAGGAGTAGGACAAAAGGTTGACTTAGAGTTTGATCTTGAAAGTCTGCGCATCAGAGACCTCGGCGAGGATCAGCAACAGAGTTCGGGTTTTGTCAAGAAGCCCAGCATCTATGATTCTATCAAAGCTCGTAGTCAAGTAGCGGTAAAATCTGATGAAACCATAGATGATGACACCGGCGAAGTGGCCAAGATATCAGCATCAATAGACAGTTCAAAATTAAAAGACTTACTCAAACAAGTCAAGACCAATTAAATCACACAACTCAGGTAGGTAGTTTTTGATACTGATACCTTTGAGATTGTCTTGTCTTTTTATCTGTTTTAAAAATTCTTCAAAATTGCTTTGATCAGTTTCACTGTGGACTTCACCTATATAGGTATCGTAGTCCACAGGATTGAGAACTGTTTTTAAATGTTGTTTGACATGAACAGGCAATGCACGTGGCTGTAACCATGCTGGATGATAGATGGGATTGTTGGCATATTCTATTTTTTGTTCCGCAAACCAAGCCACAGTTTGATTGTGATACAACACATTGAGATTGCTCAGTGTATAATTTGCTGAAACAAACGTAGTAAGTTCTCGGAAAAACTTTAAATTTGGTTCTAACAAAGACCAATCCAATGGATATCGCACATATTCAAACACAGGCCCAGTACCATCAATGCTGACGCAAAAATTAAGATTTTTAAATTTTGACAAAATCTTTTTATATTCGTCCGACAGAGCCACGCTGCCATTGGTCACCATGCTGATAAAGCATCGATCATTGCCCAGTTCCAGCAAGCGTTCTAATACTTGGAAATTCTTTTTTTCATACAAGGGTTCGCCGCCCAACAGAGTCAAGGTCACCAAGCTGGAGAAATCTATTTCACTGTAGACCTTGTCAAGATCAATGAATTGATATTTCTTCATGCCTAATTTGGGATTTTCTTTGTAATCCAATTTTGCCCAACTGCTACTAGCTCCTGCGTTACAACTCACACAAGCGGCATTACAAGTGTAACTGGTCATCATCTTGAGCATCAAGGTTTTTTCCAGCCCTTGTGCGGCGTCCTGTTTGATAAACTGCAAATCTCTATCCCAATACCAATCCAGAGCGGCATTTTTTAACTGTCGATCACTGGTCAGCCCTTGATCTTCGAGATTCCAGCATTTCTGGCATTCCGCAGGGCGTTTGCCCGCGAGCATTTCCTGCTGTATTTTTTTGATATCATACTGCTTGGGCAATAGACAACAGTGAGTATCAATGCGATTAGTCCAGTTTAATTCCCGTCCAAACCAAGGTAAAACACAAAAATTGTTCATGATCTATTTACGGGATTACATACACCACATCGATAAATATATTACAAAGGTTTAGGATCATGCAAAAAAAGACCCGTAGTATATTAGAAGAACTGGATGCCATGTACATCGATCGCGATCGCAGACACGTGATCGAAAATCGTGCCAGCAATATCATTGCCAGCGCCATACGACTACTAGAGCAGATCGAACAGACCTACGATGTTGAGCAGTCTGAAAATCTACAACGAAAGTTGATCAACGCCATAAAGATGCGTGATCCATCAAAATTCACACGCACAGTAAGGCGCACTGATGAAAATTCATGATATATTTCGAGAAGGGCTACTGTCAGATTTACGAGCGATCGGACAAACAGCTCAGCGTGATGTTTGGGGCGGCCCACAGCCTGCAGAGCTAGGCCGGGATCCCAGGCAATGGGCACAGGCCATATCCAAAGCTGCCGCAGGAGCCCGCCAAAATGCTAATGTATTGCCCATAGCCGATACTTTCACCAAGGCCTGGGACACATTGGCTCGTAAAATCAATGATTCCAAGGGCCCTGGCGAAGCCATGGATCTAGCAGAATATCAAAAAACATTTGCGGCCTGGTTGGCTCGTGAAACAAAGACCAAACCCAACATGGCACAGATACAGGCCATGATCACAGCCACCGACCCAAAATTGGTGCGAGACTACATGGTTGCACATTTTATTCCTCAGTATCAACGAGTCATGACCAATCCAGTGTACACCATACCCGATGGTCACCGAGAAAAAGGCATATTCATTGCGGCCAATGGGCAACGGTCTGAAGTTGAGTACGAGTGGGATTCTACCACCGCTGCCTTTGTGGATCCTGTGACAGGAGACCGAGCCGGTGCACGACAGATGTCAAGCATGATAGCATCCGCCATGGAAAAAGTCACAAGAGGTTCCGCCCAACCCGAAGTTGACATGGATGATCTTGGTCGTGCCGGAGTCTCTGAAAGTCAAACTTTGCGACGTGCTATGTTGGCAGAAGGTGGCAATGTGTTTAAGGATGCTGATGGCAACCCAATGACACAGCGTATCAATCAAAGCGACATTCCAGCCACTGTGATGTGGTTAGAACAACTGATTGGCATAGACTTGCCACGAGAACGTTGGTTAGGGTCAACAGGCAAAGTTCCTACATCGGGCGATCTTGACATTGCCATTGATGCCAATGAAATCTCCAAAGAACAAATGGCCGCACGTCTCACACAGTGGGCGCAGAGTCACGGACTTGATCCAAAGCAATATGTAAAAAAAGCAGGAGAAGTACATCTACGCACACCCATAGCTGGTGATCCCAAACGTGGATTTGTGCAAACAGACTTTATGTTCTTGCCCAATGTTGACTGGGGAACATTCTTCTACAATCAAGGCGCTGACACTGCTTACAAAGGGCTGGTACGTGCTGTGTTAATGAGTAGCATAGCCAAAACCGTGGGCCTTAAAGTTGGTATCAACGGTATGTTTGACCGCAAAACCAACAAGCTATTGAGTCAAGATCCTGATGCAGTGGCCAAGGCCATACTGAACAAACGAGCCACACGCAAAGACCTGTCCACAGTAGAGACCATCTATGCGGCTCTGGCCCGTGATCCTCAACGTGACATCAAGCTCACAGATTTCCGTGAATATCTTGCCAAAGAAGGACTACCTGATCCTGATGCTCCTGTGTCTGAAAATGACGTGCATTTCCTAGCTAGACTGAGAGATCGTATAGTTAATCAAGGAATGGTCATGATCATGGAAGATGTTCGCATCGCTCATCCTGAAGATTTAGTGTTTGATGAAGGCAGTCTTGGCATACAACGAGCCATTGCTGGTATAGAAAACACAGCACGAACCCCTCGGCAGGCCACTGTGAAATGGGATGGTCGTCCTGCCATCATATTTGGTCGCAAACCCAATGGTGATTTTGTGCTCACTGACAAAGCAGGCTTCTTGGCCAAAGGATACGATGGCCTGGCTACTTCGCCAGCAATGATTGCCCAGATAATGGCTGGACGTGGCGGAGAACGCGGCGAGCTAGTGGCAATCTATCAGAAATTATTTCCGCTGTTGCGTGCCGCTGTGCCACCAGACTTCCGTGGATACATCCAAGGCGATTTGCTGTACGCTAATACTCCTCCTGTGGTCAATAATCAATACGTGTTCCAACCCAACACCGTGGCATATTCAGTACCAGTACAGTCGGACATGGGTCAACGCATTGGCCAAAGCCAAGCTGGCGTGGCTGTGCATACAACTCTGGCTGCCCCTGGTGATGCCGCGCAACCAATACAAGGAGACTCGCTGGCAAAAATGTTAAAACCAGTGTCGGGCCTACTGATCGTGGATCCTTACCTCGATGCTCCTAAACCCATCAAACTTGACACCACCACGGTCAACAAGATCAAACAACTGGCCACTGCACAAGGCGCGGCCATTGATCAGCTGTTTAATCCGCAAGAACTCAGAGCTAGAAAAATCACCAATCTTCCAGCGTTGATGAAAACCTACATCAACAGCAAAGTCAGAGAAGGCAACTTCAACAATCTCGTAGGTGGGTTTGGTCCTTGGATACAGGCCAAAGAACCCGCCAAGGCGCCGCGCATATTTGAGTGGGCCACAGAAAACAAAGAAGCAGTGGCCGCTGTGTTCCAGAGTTTCCTGGACATAACCAGCGTCAAGAATGAACTGGTGCGCCAGCTGGATGCACAATCGTCGGGTGTAAACGCCAGCATAGACGGTGTGGCAGGACACGAAGGCTATGTGGCCTATGGCATGAAGTTTGTGAACCGTATGCGTTTTAGTGCGGCAAACTTTGCCCGTAACAATCCTGTTTTGACCTGATACTGCCCGATTTCGCCGTTTTGGTATAAATAAGTGTAGGGCAAGAAGCCCACTTATTAAGGAGAATTATCATGGCAGGTTTTACACGTACATCCGGTGACTTTCAACCAGTAGTCGTAATGGACTCAGGCACCACAGCATCAGCACCTGGTGCAGGTCACAACACAGGTATCAACACAGTAACTAGCGGTGCTTCCGTTAACGTAGCTGGTCCTAAGTTAGACTTTGGTACTGTTACATTCACAGGTAACGCAACAGTTAGCGGTGCTTCTTTGGCAATCGCTATCCAGACAATCCAACAAAAAGCTACTATCGCTATCTATGAATTTACAACAAATTCAAGCAATACAGCTACATTGGCATTGGCAACATACCCAACTGCGGCCTGGGACTTCACCAACGCTGGTGACTTAGACGCAGCCTTGACAACAGCTCTTGGTTACGCAGTTACCACAGCTCAGTCAGCAACATTCACAAACTAATCCTTTAGCTAGTGAAAGTAAAAACCCTAGTTTATTAGCTAGGGTTTTTTTACGGCTTAAATACCTGCATGAGCGGAGAATATGTTTTTGAAAGCCCAGACGGTGGACACACAGTATATCGTCGGCATGTGGGTAAGTTAGACAGAGAAATGGTCAGCATGGACACCTATGCGCAAGACAAACTTGACACATTGAAAGAAGACAAGATTTGGGGAAACATACGACGTGCTGCCAAGACAGATCCTGCGCTCAATGAAATGTTAGATCAGGTCAAGGTATATTATGAACTCAAACACAATGCGGAAAGTTGAATGCCACAGCCTGTTTGATATCACCAATACTGGAATCAATGGACACACCCGCAACATAGCATTTCCTGTCACTGATAAAAATGGCAACCAGATCGTGACATCAGCAGAACTAAATCGTGCCCGCAACCAACAACGCAATTTTGATACATTGTTACAGTTAATAGGGTTACGTACACAGATGTTTAATATTGAATCACCAACCCTGTGCGACTCGCCGTTGTTTCCAGATAAAAAATGCTGGCAATTCAGTTTTGAAATAGAAGCCAATGCACAATGGCTAGTAGACAATGACGAATTTTGGGTGCTAAAACAAGACAGCGACAACACCCCTATGATCACTGGTCTCACTGAAGACTCGGGTCTCGAACCTATATTAAGTGCCACAGGCACCAATCCCAACATCATTTATCATGCCCAAGACGCTAAATAAACAGTCAACCAAGAAAGACTCTAATTCCAATGGAAACAACGGACATCGAAAAGAAAAGTCTAGAAACTCACGTGGAACTGTGCGCTCAGAGGTACAAGTACCTGGAAGAAAAACTGGAAACAGTGGAACAAACCGTGATCAATCTAAACACAGTGATCAGAGAAGTCCACGACATGGTGCAAAACATGAGTCGGCGCAACACCGATCGCCTGATCAACTGGGGAGTAGGAATCATAGTGTTCCTGACAGGAATAGTGGGCTGGCTGCTCACACACTACGTCCTAAAATAAGCGAACGTCAAGCCCAGCTCATGCTGGAGCGTCTTACACGAGATCATTTACTAAACAACCCCAATGCCATTGTTCGTATGGACAGCACTGTTCGTGCGTTTGGACGATACACCATCACTCGTAATTCACGTTCATTCCAAGTATATAGAAGCGCCACATTGGCTGTAGAACCCAGCTCTAGCAAAGTAGCCATATCATGGTGTGTGGCTGACAAATACGGAAAAGATAGTTTGGCACAAGAATTGATCACACTTGACCTAGAAGTAGAACGTAGGTCAGATGAAATCATGTATTACCGCAATACCCTGGCAAACAGCACAGATTCTGCACTGAAATTTGTGACTGCTGACCGGCTGGCCGAAAGCCTAGCTCGTTTAAAATATGCTCAAGAACAGTTGGATAAATGTGTAAATCTGGCTAAATACTGGCAACAAAAAGGATTCAACGATGAAACTGCAAGAATTGGAATCAAAAACCAAAACACAACAAAGCCTCAAAGTATTTGAGAGCCATTTTGGACAGAGTCTGGCCATTGATGCCATGACCCCACAAAAAGCACAGATGATGCTTCGCAAAGTGCGTGGATTGATCAAAGAGCATCGCTCCACTCCAGATTTTCATCGTAGCGAACAAAATCCCAGCTATCTCAAGTTGATAGTGATGGAACAGGCCCTGGCAAACCAAATAAAAGAAGTAGCCCCACAAAGCATGCAACGTGTAGGTAAGGCGGCAGGCGAAGTTTTGGGTGCTGGTATTGGTTTTGCTCTAGGGGCTATACCTGGTGCAATAATCGGCGGTGTCGCATTGGGACCTGGTGGTGCCATTGGTGGCGGCCTTGGAACTGGTTTACCGGTTGCTATGACAGGTACCACTCTTGGCGGCAGTGTTGGCCGCAGTGCAGCCAACTTCACCCATGATGCCTTGGTCAATGCATGGCGCAAAGCCAGTGCCAAACTAGGTGGTCCAGAAGCCACTGCTGAGTTTATCAAAGCACATGCTCGAGCCGCAGACTTTGGCAAAGATTCGTTTGCCTTTGACAATAAAAAATATGCAGTCACAATGGATCGTGCGCAGGCTCGTAAGGCCATGAGTGATCTGTCTGCCATGCAAGTTGGTATGAGTGAATCCCAACCAGGCGCCGCACCTGGCATGGCCATGGCACAGCAGACTCCTGCTCAACAGGCTGCCGCGGCAGCCTCTGGTGTAAGAAAAGTTGCCACAGCCACAGGTCAAGGCAGTCAAGCCAATGTTCTTGGCAAAGCCATTGATACCGCAGTTGCAGGCAAAGCATTGGATCCTCGTCAACGTGCCGCGTTGGGAACACAGTTGGGTGGACTACAAAAGGCCATGAGTGATCCTACCACAGCCAACAAACTACAACAAATGTTAAAGCAGGCATCTGCTCAAGCCACAGCCGAAAGTCGTAGCAGACACAATCGCCGTCTGCGTGAAGCCAGCGAGATCCAACAAGCTCAGGTAGTATTGGCCGCTCAAGACATGGTTGACCAAGTACAAAAAATGATTGAACAAGTTTCAGCCATGCAGTTCAAAGATTTGCCAGCTCTGGTAGACAGTATCCGTAACGATCTTGGTATGGATCAAGCACAGCAGTTTAACAATGATGTCACAGCCTCACTACAAGGTCTTATCCAGGGCCTCCAGGGTTCAAAAACCCAACTGGAAGCCGCACAAGGTGTACTCACAGGTCAAGCCCCAGTGGTTCCAGGACAAGATGCTGGCGCCGCAGGAGCCGCTCCCCTTCCAGGAGCAGATGTATCCGGTGCTGACACTGGTGAAGAAGAATTAGATCTTAGTCTAGATGCAAATATAGACACTGAAGAACTTCCGCCAGCCAAAGCACTAGGCCGCGAGCGTAGATAATATGTTGATCCGTGAATTCCAGGATCCAGACTCAATGAAACTGGCCGCCATAGGCCAGTTTTTACTCAAACGAGCACAGGACACTGATGCAGTCAAACCAATGAGCGTGGATGCGTTTGTCAAGATTGCACGTGAAAACGGTATCAACATGACCGCAGACCGTTTCCGTTTGCTGGCCAGCCAACAACCTTTGAACAACATAATCGACAACGTGCAAGGCGATGAGATTATTTGGAAAGGCACCAAAGTTGCTGGTGCCCCAGGTGGCGATAAAATGAGCGTGGATCAAGCTCGTAAAACTGTGAACCAAATGGCCAAACGTGCCATTGATCTCAAGTAAATACCAAAACGGTTGACTCTGTCAACAAAAACCATTATAATAAACGATAGGAGATCGGTATGGCTTATTCTGACAAAGTAATTGATCATTATGAAAACCCACGCAATGTGGGCAAACTGGACATAGACGACACAGTGGGCACAGGTATGGTAGGTGCTCCTGCCTGCGGCGACGTAATGAAATTACAGATAAAGGTGGATAATGATACAGGTATTATTACAGACGCTAAGTTTAAAACGTATGGCTGCGGCTCGGCGATTGCGAGCTCAAGCCTTGTCACAGAGTGGGTCAAAGGAAAAACCCTTGACCAAGCTGGAGCAATTAAAAACTCCCAAATTGCCGAAGAACTAGCACTACCTCCTGTTAAAATTCATTGCTCCATTTTGGCGGAAGATGCAATCAAGGCAGCCATAGAAGACTATCGTAAAAAACATGATATCAATAACTGAACTAGCGGCCTGCAAAGTCAAAGAAAATCTAGCTCGCCGCGGGCAAGGCCTTGGCATCAAAATTGGTGTACGTACAACAGGGTGTTCAGGACTTGCATACACTCTAGAATATGTTGACGTTGAACAAGGTCAACAACATTGTGTGGCTCACTATGATGTCAATGGTGTGAGAGTTTATGTTGACCCCAAACATCAACCTTATCTTGTGGGCATGACCATGGATTGGGTACGCAATGGACTGAACGAAGGTTTTGATTTCATCAACCCCAACGAACGTGACCGCTGTGGATGCGGAGAAAGTTTTCGAGTTTGATAGCCATAGCCGGTGACAGTTGGGGGTGTGGAGAATGGGCACCACCAGATCAGGGATCGATTGTAACACACACTGGATTACAAAAGCATTTTGAAGATGCTGGACTTCAAGTCTTGAATGCCAGTAAAGGTTTTATTGGCAATGCTGAGGCATTAAATCTTCTCCAGGACAAACTAACTCCCGCAGTGAAAACTATTGTTTGGTTTGTTACTTGTGCCTTGCGTGGAACTAGTAAAACTATTGATCAAGATCCTTATGAATATGGGTTACAATGTCTCAAAGATAACATGCGACGTGCAGAATTGATTGCTAAAAATCAACAAGCTAATTTTTTTGTCATTGGTGGGTTGTGTGACATCCCAGATGATTTTGCACAATGTTTTCCTGGGCTAAGATTTATCGTTCCTAGTTCTTGCTCGTTGTTTATTGAAAATTATCCTAGATCTATTTTTGGTGATGTCACTGCCGCACAAGGTATCACAAATAAAAATCTTGCTGGTAAAATTACCAATCTAGTTGGTAGCAAACACGATCTTTTTCAGTCTAGTGAATGGTTTCCAGACAATTATCATCTAGGTCGACAAGCCTATTATAAACTTTTTAAACTACTACTACCTTATGTACAATCCAAAATTTGATTATCAACCTTTAAGCCGTACCACAGAAGATGGACGACGACTGTATCTTACTCCCGACGGGAAAAAGTTACCCAGTGTAACTACTATACTTGAAAAAACCAAACCTGAAGAAAAGAAACGTGCTTTGAATGAGTGGCGCAATCGTGTGGGTCATGCACAGGCACAGGCCATTACCACAGAAGCTGCCAATCGTGGCACACGTATGCACACCTACTTAGAGCACTATGTAAAAACAGGTGAACTCAAAGAACGTGGGTCAAACCCTTACAGCTGGGCTAGCCATGCCATGGCGGAAACTGTGATCGAAGATGGTCTTAAAAATGTCACAGAATTCTGGGGAGTTGAAATACCCTTGTATTTCCCCAAACTCTATGCAGGAACCACTGATGGCGCAGGCATACATTTAACTGATGAAGCTATCTTGGACTACAAGCAAACCAACAAACCCAAGCGCCAAGAATGGATTGAAGATTACTTCCTACAGCTCACCGCTTATGCTCTGGCACACAATGAAGTCTACGGTACAAACATACGCAAAGGCGTGGTGCTGATGTGTGTAAAACCCGAAGTTGACGCCATGGGCAATCCTACAACAGCGCCACAATACCAAGAATTTGTGCTAAAAGAAGGGGATTTTGATCACTGGGAACAACAGTGGTGGAAGCGTCTTGAGCTCTATTACATGACCAGCTAAATATGTGATCGGAGACAAGAATGGCAATAGTACAGATATCACGTATCACCCAGCGTAAAGGACTCAGCGAAAACTTACCGCAACTAGCGGGTGCAGAGTTTGGGTGGGTTATAGACGAACGCAGATTGTTCATTGGTAATGGCACCATACAAGAAGGTGCTCCTGCCATTGGAAACACTGAAATCCTCACACAATATTCAGATATATTTGCCATTGCTGGGCTCTATACCTACAAAGGTGAAGCTGGTGGCTACACTGTGCAAACAGGCCCCACATCAGGAGATCCTGTACAACGTACCCTACAGTCAGTGCTGGATGAAACAGCCTCAGTCAAAGACTTTGGGGCCACAGGCGACGGCGAAACTGACGATACAAATGCTATAAATCGTGCTCTTTACCAGATGTTCTGTCGTGAAAACAATCCGCAAGTTCGTCGTAGTTTATTTTTCCCTGCTGGAATATATCGTGTCACAGATTCAATCAAGATTCCTCCTTACTGCAAACTCTATGGTGAAGGCGGAGATAGTTCTATTATATTTTTAAATGCCGCAGATGATTCTACATTTGGTCCTTACGTGGCTCGCACAGCAGATAGTTTACAGCAGACAGGTGTGAACATTGGAAACAATGGCGCCGCTACTCCGCAGAATATTGAAATCTATAACATGGGTTTCCAAAGCGACGAAGAAATTGATTTATTCCTGGTCGAGGATGCAGAACAGATCAGTTTCCAGGATGTCAGTTTCAATGGACCATTCAATCAGAATGATATTGCCAATGCACAAGGCGTGGATTCTTTTAATGCGGTATCCCTAGTAGGCGGAACTGGTTATACTAACGCAACCAATGTGGCCACAAGCAATTCAGGTTCGGGATTTGGGTTGACTGTAGATATTGTAGCCGCTGGTCCCGTGACTACGGTCACAGTGAACAATCCAGGTCAGGGCTACACTGTGGGCGATGTCATTACCATTTCAGGTGGAAACAACAATGCCACTATACAAGTGTTGTCTACATTCAACAGAATAACCACAGCTGACATTGTGTCAGTACAATTTTCCAGCACAGTGAGCACAATCACAAACACAGTGACTTTTGACAGTTGCCACTTCCATGGCTCGAGTTATGCTTTCAATACCGATGAGCAAATACAAGGCATCACTGTGCAGAATTCAAAATTTGATACGTTGTATCAAGGTGTGTTGATCGGTACCGGCACGCCAGTCAATGGCGGCCCATCAGGATTCCGATTGTTACATAACTTGTTTGATACCATCTACCACGAGGGTATTGTGATAGGTGCTGTAGAAAACAACATGACTGGGTTTAACATCTTCTTGGATGTGGCCACAGACTTCCAAGGCGGCGATCAAACTCCAACTACACCTATCATTGATATTAACGGGGACAACAATGTATCCTTGGGCGACATGTTTGAACGCAGTGAAATGTTTAACCTCGTGGAACCGCGCATCAAGATCAACGATAAAAAAGTTTTTGCTATTGATAAAGGTGAACGTTACAAGTTTGGAACTTACACCCAAGATGTTGGCCAACAAGTATATTTAGATTTAATCGGTTCTCCAACAGAGATCATTACTATAGATTCTGCTCAAGCAGAAGCCTTTACTATGCAATACAAATTCAAAGATGGTGTCAACGAAACAACTAGATATGGAACCTTGCAAGTGGTTTCACAGGACGGCGATGACTCGTCGGGTACGCTGACTTACACAGATGATTACAGTGAAAACAATCCCACTTATCTAACTCTCAGTGCTGTTCAAAATGGCACAGATATAGAAATACGATACACATTGCCATCGGGTAGCGGTGCTACAGGCGGCTACCTTAGATATTCAATCAGCTATCTAGGATAACTGTGTGGCCAACCCGGTATGAAGACCGGTTATCCCAGTGGCATCAATTGCGGCAGGATAACCAAACTAACGATTTAGAAACAGCACTGTTGGCCATCAATGATTGGTGGCAACAATGTCCTTGGACACCATACTATCTGCACTGGGATGATTTAGAGCAGTGGCCAGATCCCTGGGATTTATTATCCGATAATCACTTTTGTAGTCTTGCAAAAGCTCTGGGTATAGTGTATACTTTACACATGATTTCTAGATCAGACATAACCTGCACGGAATTAGCCGTTAACGGTAGTTCTGCAGACAATTTAGTCCTGATCAACAAGGGAAAATATATACTGAATTGGGAAGCTGGACAGTTGTTAAATATCACATCACCAGAAATCAACATCACACGTAGCATAGATTCACAAGCGGTAACAAAGAACATTAACTGAGGTAGCGATGACACAGATACAAATTACAAAAAGAGACGGCAACAAAGAGCCGCTGGATTTAGAAAAATTACACAAAGTAGTGTTTTGGGCCACAGAAGGAATAACTGGGGTCTCAGCAAGTCAAGTAGAAATAAAATCACACATACAGTTTTACAATGGAATCAAGACAGCAGACATTCAAGAAACACTGATCAAGAGTGCTGCCGATCTTATCACAGAAGAAACTCCCAACTATCAATATGTAGCAGGTCGTCTGATTTGCTATCATCTACGCAAGCAGGTGTATGGTCAGTTCCAACCATGGCACATACTTGACCTGGTTAAAAAAAATGTCACAGCAGGCTTCTATGATGCAGAACTGCTAGAAGCTTACAACACAGACGAATGGGAACGCATTAACTCATTCATACGTCACGATCGCGACGAACAGTTGACCTATGCTGCCATGGAACAGTTCCGTGGCAAGTATCTTGTACAAAATCGTGTCACAAAAGAAATCTTTGAAACACCACAGATGGCCTATGCGCTGATTGCTGCCACCTTGTTCCAGAACTATCCCAAAGACAGTCGTATGATGTGGGTACGCGACTACTATGATGCTATCAGTCAACATCAAGTTTCATTGCCCACTCCTGTGATGGCTGGTGTTCGTACTCCTATGCGACAGTTTTCATCATGTGTGTTGATCGAAACTGATGACAGTCTTGACTCAATCAATGCCACATCAAGTTCAATTGTCAAGTATGTAAGTCAAAAAGCCGGCATTGGTATTGGCGCTGGTCGTATCCGTGCGTTAGGATCACCTATTCGCAACGGCGATGCATATCATACAGGTGTTATTCCTTTTTACAAAATGTTCCAGGCGGCTACCCGCTCGTGTAGCCAAGGCGGTGTGCGCAATGGAGCCGCTACTCTTTATTACCCTATCTGGCACTACGAAGTAGAAGATCTCTTGGTACTGAAAAACAACAAAGGTACCGAGGACAATCGTGTGCGCCACATGGACTACGGTATCCAGTTCAACAAAGTAATGTATGAACGATTGTTGACTGGCGGAGACATAACTTTATTTTCTCCCCATGATGTACCCGAGATGTACGAAGCTTTCTTCACTGATGTAGATCGTTTCCGTGAACTGTATGAAACAGCCGAACGAAATACCAAACTCCGTAAGAAGAAAATCAAAGCCATAGATTTGTTTACTGCATTCATGCAAGAACGCAAAGACACTGGTCGCATTTATCTACAAAACGTTGATCATGCCAACACTCACAGTAGTTTCAAACCTGACTTGGCTCCTGTTAAAATGAGCAACCTCTGCTGTGAGATTACTCTGCCAACCAAGCCTTTGACTGATGTGCATGATGACAAAGGCGAGATCGCTCTTTGTACACTCAGTGCCATCAACTGGGGTGTGTTCCGTGATCCAGAAGACATGGAAAAGGCCTGTACGTTGTCTGTGCGTGGTCTTGATGCGTTGTTGAGTTATCAAAACTATCCCATCATTGCCGCACAATTGGCCACGGAAGCACGACGTCCGTTGGGTGTAGGTATCATTAACTTTGCCTACTGGTTGGCCAAGAACGACTTGAGCTACAGTGATCCAGCGGCATTGCCTGTGGTTGATCGTTGGGCTCAGCACTGGTCATATTACTTGATCAAAGCGTCAGTAGATCTGGCACGTGAGTTTGGTGCTTGCCCCAAGAGCAATGAAACCAAGTATGGCGATGGCATACTGCCTGTTGACACATACAAACACGAAGTTGATGAACTAGTACCTCACGTTGATGCTGTGGACTGGGCTGGACTACGTGCTCAGTTAAAACAGCACGGCATTCGTAATTCTACACTGATGGCGTTGATGCCTGCAGAAACATCGGCACAAATTTCCAACTCCACCAACGGAGTAGAACCTCCACGCAGTTATGTTTCAATCAAGCAAAGCAAGGATGGTGTGCTCCGACAAGTGGTACCTGAGTACCGCAGACTTAAAAACAAGTATGAACTCTTGTGGGATCAAAAAACTCCTGAAGGTTATTTGAAAATCATGGCCATTCTCCAGAAGTATATTGACCAGGGCATATCCGTAAATACCTCATATAACCCACAGTTCTTTGATGATGAGAAGATACCAATGAGTGAGATGCTCAAACACATGATCATGTTCTACAAGTATGGTGGCAAGCAACTCTATTACTTTAATACCTATGATGGGTCGGGTGAAATTGATGTTGAACGCATGAACAACAAAGAGATAATTATTGAATCAGTAGACGCTAGTCTATCCGCAGATGATGCCGACTGCGACAGTTGCAAAATATAAAAGAGAAAACAATGAGCGTACTTAATCTTCAAAAGAATCGTGACCACACCACCAGCCTGGCCTTTCTTGATCCCAGGGGTGGCCTGGGCATGCAAAGATATGATACATTAAAGTATCGTCAGTTTGACAAACTCACAGACAAACAGTTGGGATTTTTTTGGCGTCCTGAAGAAATAGATGTGCTACGTGATGCCAAAGACTTCAAGGACCTTACACCTTTTGAACAGCATATTTTCACTGCCAATCTCAAGCGTCAGATACTGTTGGATAGTGTGCAAGGTCGTAGTCCCAATCTAGCCTTCCTTCCTATCGTCACACTGCCTGAGTTAGAAACATGGATCGAAACATGGGCGTTTTCAGAAACCATCCACAGCCGTTCATACACACACATCATTCGTAATGTGTATTCAGATCCTGGCCGGGTATTTGATGAGATGTTGGACGTGGACGACATTATTGCCTGCGGCAACGACATCTCCAAATACTATGATGACTTGATACAATACAGTCAATGGTACCAACTGTTGGGCGAAGGCCAACATGAGTGCAATGGTAAGAAATTTGAAATTTCCGCCTATGAGCTCAAGAAGAAATTATGGGTGTGCCTTAACAGTGTAAACGTGCTGGAAGGTATTCGCTTTTATGTGTCGTTTGCTTGCTCATGGGCATTTGCTGAACTTAAAAAGATGGAAGGCAATGCCAAGATTATTAAATTGATTGCTCGTGATGAGAACGTGCATCTTGGATTCAGTCAGAGTCTGTTGAAGATATTGCCGCAGGATGATCCTGACTTTGCCAAAATCAAACAAGAAACAGAATCAGAAGTAGTGGCCATGTTTGAGTCAGCTGTGGCACAAGAAGAAGCCTGGGCAGACTACTTGTTCAAGGATGGGTCTATGATTGGTCTCAACAAACAGTTGCTCTGCGACTATGTGGAATGGATTGCTCATAAACGCATGACCGCCTTGGGCTTGCCCAATAAATATCGCGGTGGATCCAACCCACTGCCATGGACACAGAAGTGGATTGCTGGCGGCGATGTGCAAGTAGCCCCACAAGAAACTGAAATCACCAGCTATGTTATCGGCGGTACCAAACAAGACGTAGATTCAAATACATTTACAGGAATGAGCTTATAGATGAAAAAACGGAATTATACCAAAGAGGATGTAAAAAAGTTACAAGGTAGTTTAAAAATAGAATACACACTGGCACGACGTGGTGCCACAAAACTACGTGAGCTATTAGCAACAGAACCATTTGTGCCAACGCTAGGCGCATACAACGGTCAGCAAGCAGTTCAGCATGCCAAGGCAGGATTAAAGGCAATTTACTTGAGTGGTTGGCAAGTGGCCGCGGCGGCCAACACCGCAGGTCGTGTTTACCCAGATCAAAGTTTGTACCCAGTGGACTCAGTTCCTGCTGTGGTCAAAGAAATCAATAACGCACTACGTCGTGCAGATCAAATCCAAACACTGGAAGGTGTAGGTACAACAGATTATTACTTGCCTGTTATTGCAGATTGTGAAGCAGGCTTTGGTGGTGCCTTAAACGCATACGAACTAACACTCAGCTGTATTGAAGCCGGAGCCGCCGCTGTACACTTTGAAGATCAATTGAGCAGTGAAAAGAAATGCGGACACTTGGGTGGTAAAGTTTTAATCCCTACTAAACAGGCTATCCGTAATTTAAATGCCGCAAGACTGGCCGCCGACGTAGCAGAAGTGGACACAGTTATTCTTGCTCGCACAGATGCAGAGTCAGGCACATTGATCACCAGTGATATCGATCCTGTAGATCAGGCATTTGTTGATTACGACAAAGGACGCACGGACGAAGGCTTCTATCATTTCAAGAACGGTTTAGATGCTTGTATCGCTCGTGGCCTGGCCTATGCTGAGTACGCAGACCTGTTATGGTTTGAAACATCAACACCGGACTTAGAACAGGCTCGTAAGTTTGCTGATGCCATTCACGCTGTATTCCCCAATCAACAGTTGGCATACAACTGTTCACCCAGCTTCAACTGGCGCAAGTATTTGACAGAAGAACAATGCGAAACTTTCCAAGCAGAAATTGGCCGGATGGGCTATGCTTATCAGTTCATCACACTTGCTGGGTTCCATTGCAACAACTTGGCCACATTCGAAATGGCCGAAGCCTATCAGAAAACTGGCATGCGTGGTTATTCAGAAATGCAACAGCGTGAGTTTGCCGCACAAGAGCGTGGCTTTACCACAGTCAAACATCAGCGTGAAGCAGGTGTTCCATACTTTGATGCCATTGCCACAGCAGTTGGTGCCACATCAACCACAGCACTGGCACACTCCACCGAAGCGGATCAATTTTAATGCTTGAGACTTGCTGTGATATTCTTGTAGATGCTTACAAGCGTAACTGGATCACTAGCCGTGATGGAAATATTTCTATTCGCCATCATGACCGTGATCACTTTTACATCACTCCTAGTGGTGTGCGCAAGCAGACCATGCAACCAGATCAATTTAAAAAAATTCTAATCAAACCACCTAATTCTTGGAACGAACTAGGTACTGGTCTATTGTCTGATCGGTGGGGTTGGAAAGAATTACCCTACAGTGACATCAGTGCTAACCTAAAGCCCAGCGGAGAAATGCCATTACATTTTGGATTACAAAAACAAATGGGACAACATCGTGGGGAAGTGCGTGTGGTAGTACATGTGCATCCTACCTACTGTATTGCGGCCATGCATGCTGGCATTGATCTTAGTAGCATTAGCAACAACTTTCCAGAACTCAACCGATACACTCGAGTAGCACCCAATGTTGGCGATGTACCTCCAATCAGTCAAGAGCTGGCAGATCAATGTCATAAAAATCTTCAGTTAGACGACGAAGGAAATATTGCTTATGACATAGTAGGAATCAAAGGGCACGGCGTTGTGGCCATTGATACTACTCCCTGGCGAGCCTATGAACACATAGAACGCTTAGAGCATATTTGCAAGATTGTGCTTGCGTCGGGAGTGTGATGCAGTTTGTCAGCGATCAAGACGTGTATGACTCATGTCCGGCTGAATGGTTATGGATCTATGACAAACTCATATTGGCACGAAGACAAGGCATCGCCGCTGGACCAGCTGGCATTCCCGTGCCATGGTCTGGAGAATATGTGATAAGACCTATCACAAACATCCGTATGATGAGTCGAGGTGCGCAGATCTTGTGGATGGAAAAAGGTGACAGTGAAACAGTCCCTGATGGATTTTTTTGGTCTCAGGTCCTGGAAGGACCGCATGTGTCAGTAGACTATCATTGGGGGGAACAGCATCTCACAGTGCAGGGTTTTAGAGATGATCCTCGGAGATTGGACCGCTTCTCACGATGGTGTCGGACGGATGTGGATCGTCCTTTGCCTGAGATGTTACACGATTTCAAAGATCGACAAGAATGGATCAACGTGGAATACATTGGTGATCGCGTGATAGAAATACATCTAAGATACAACGACGACTTCCGCAATCACAACAGTGATGAAATCATACCTGTTTGGCAGGGCCAAGATGCCACACCCCCTCCGGGCTACGGCTGGTATGCCAGCGCCGCAGGTGAACGCCTGGGTTTCTGGACTCGCAATAAATAAAACTGCTGTGAAATACACAAGAAATAATTACAATATCAGATAAAAGAAAACAATGCTTACAGTATATTCAAAAAAACATTGCCCATTTTGCGATCGAGCCAAGGCATTGTTGACCAACAAAAATATCGCGTTTGAAGAAATCAAAATTGACGAAGATGTACAAGCTCGTGAGTTTATCATGGAACAAGGGCATCGCACAGTTCCACAGATCTACTTTGAAGGTAAATTATTTGTCGAAGGTGGGTTTCAAGGTTTAAGTAAGCTGAGCACAGACGAGATTCGTACTCGTATGAGCCTTACTGATAACCTAGGAACCTTATGAATCATTTAACACCCGGTGAAATTTACACTTTTAAACTTGTCAGCGGTGAGGAAATTACCGCTAAAATCTTCAAAAATACTGACGGTGTTTTTGAAGTAACTCAACCCATCAGCATGGTGTTGGGTCCCCAAGGGCTACAAATGATGCCCAGCTTGTTCAGCTCAAATCCCGAAAAAAATGTCTATATAAATACTGTTAATATTGCCATGGCGGCAGAAACTCGCGAAGATGTGCGAGCCAAGTATATCGAAGCCACTACCGGAATCGTTACTCCGCCTGCCAAGCAAATCATAACAGGATAAAATTATGCCACCAGCAGTGAGAATCGGAGATCCAAACATAGCAGGAGGATTAGCACTTTTTCCCGGCGCACTAAGCGTTCTTATCAACGGCCGCCCGGCCTGCACCACAGGAACCATAGTGACGCCACATCCGTGTTGTGGAGCAAAAGGTTGCCAGATACATTGTGTAGCAGTTACTACTATCGGAAGTCTTAGTGTGTTAGCCGAAGGCAAACCCATAGTATATGTTGGATCTCCTGATACCTGTTTCCACCCTCGAGCATTTGGAAGCCTTGACGTTATAGTTGGAACCTAAGTATGGCATGTTCTGGTGCGCTAACTTCGATCATTATGACCGCAGCCGGTGCATTCATTGCCAACGGCGGCCTCAGTGAAATATTTGGTTCAGCACCTTTTAGTTCAGCCGCTGGAGCCGCTGGAGCCGAGACTGTAGTATCAGCAGGTGGCAGTTCCATGTCCACTGCCGCCAACACAGTATCTGGCGCCGTGGCCACTACCAACACCAGTTGGTTCAGCGAACTTTCCACAACTCTATCATCTATGAAAGATTCTGTGCTGGAATTCACAGCACCCATGCGAGAAGCCTGGAGCAATATTGCCAATGCGCCAGTGGCCGCAGGCAATGAAGTATTCCTAAGCACAGTGGGAACATACGGACCAAAGACAGCACAGTTCTTGCAATCAATTACTACAAATGCATTCCAAACTGCACTCACTCAAGGTATTACCTGGGCTGGACAAAGTTTGGGAGGAACCGGGCAACTGGTCGCCGGAGTGCTCACTGGAGACCCCAGTAAAATTGGTAGTATATTTTCTGCGGCACAAAGTTATGTTAACACAGCAAATTCATTTGTCAACGCGGCCAAGAATGCTGAAACTTATCTCAACAAAACTTTTACCAATCTTGACAATACCATCACTGCTGGCATCACCGGGGTTTCAAACTGGGTTGAAGGACTAGGAGATGATATTTCAAAGTTGGGCGAAACAGTAAGTTGGGAAAATCTTAAAAATCTTGGTAGCCCTGGACAACTCTTGGCCAACATGGAAAACACTGGTACTCTTGGCCCCATGTATGAAAAACTCAGCAATATTACCATCAGTGAGAAAACAGCACAAGAGCTAGGATACAACATATTGACCACAGCCTATGGCAATATCACAGGAACAAGAAGTGGATTTACCTTGAGAGATCTCGGGGTTGATTTAAATCAACTGGCTCGACAAGGTGCTGCCTTACCACCAACTCTACAAAAAGACATCTACACTGTGTTAGGCACACTGGATTCCACTGAAGTCCGGCAAGTCAAATCGATATTGAATAATACACAAGCCACAGTGACCACCGGTCAAGACTTGCTGAATCCACAAAAATTATTTGGCAAGAGTTTTAAAACATTGACCACACCAATACGTACTGCCAGCGCAGGATATCGTGCCATCTATGAAAATGATTCTGGGTCCGTGAATCCCGAGCTCAACAATCTAGGCGAAGATCTCAAAGGAATCATTCCGGACGATCTAGCAGTGGCCAATTCAGCATTGAGTCGCAGTTTCTTGCAGATCAAAGGAATCCAAAGCACCAGTACTGAACAATTGGCAGAGGCCACTGCCAACATGGAAAACCTCAAAGATTTGCCATTGTTGCAGGATCAGCAAGAATATGTCACTCCGGGTGTGATTGAATTCTGGGAAAACATGTATGGCAGTGATTACGACATACAATTAAATACCGGAAACAACAATACACTGGTTGTGAGCGACGTGATTGGATTTGCTGGAGGATACAACAGTGGTAAACCAATCAATGACAACTTACCTTTGTATGACGACCTAGTGGCACAAGGAGCCTTTGATGAGTTTACACAGGGCCAGGGTATCTATCAAACCATACAAACCATGTGTACAGGCATATGGACAGCAGAAGATCCAATGACGCCTGGCGACTGGTATACCACTATTCCTGTGGGCTGGGCGGCTGCCGGAATCTATGGCCCATTCCCAACAGCAGAAGAATCGTTTGAGGATGCTTGGCTCAACGGTGTTATTCCATTTACGGCCTTGGCCAACGTGGATATCTACAACAATTATTCAAATGCCAAAGAGGTCTATGTCAATGAAATCACTTGGCAAGATCAGTTGGGTAGAGAATATCTCAATCGTCAGCGCATGGATCTTGTTATTGACGATATACGTCCTAGCAACAATACTGCTATCAGTTTTGCGCAGAGTCTACCAAGTTATGGTACCCAAACTGATTTTGGCGGACCGGCCATGTGGTTAGAACGCACAATTGATTCTACCAGTCTCGGGGGACAAAGCGTGATTGCGGCCATGCGCGAAGGTAGAAACACCAAACGCCTTAGCCAAGCAGGCCTGCAACAAGACGGTCCAATCAGCACTGAGGGATTGGAATACCCAGGATCATTGACTCCTAATCAGTACGACGAGCAAGAAGCCAACGATTTAGTAATACGAACCTAAGTTAGTGCGCACTAACCTCTGTGTTTTTGGGAGGTTGACCTGAAATGAATCTTTCTTTATAATAGTTGCATACAGTTAAAAAAGGAGCTGGTATGCGCCGCAAGACTATTATAGACGGTTTCCGCAACGGACAGAAATTCCGTGTTATTTTCCGCAATGGTGGCAGTGAATACGATGTTGGTATGTACATGACCATACAACAAATGACAGACAACATGGCCACTGTTCGAGCAAGAACCGCTGTATGGGATGCCATGTTGAAGTTGGCCAATATGCGATATTTTGCTCAGGTCAACAAAGAACCCATGCCAGTGGGACTGGTTTGTGATTCCTCAGGTTTTCAAGTACAGGTAGACTTATGCGAATGACACCCTTGGGAGTGAGTGTGGTAATTACTCTTCATCCTGAAGACGTAGAGACCTTGCAACTCATACAACACCGACACAGTCGCGATGATCATACAGGCATCATTGCTCACATTTTATCACAATACGAAATGAAGGCTGAAAGTGGCCTAAATACAAAGGTACAGGCATGACTCAGGCTCGCAATTGGCAAAGTGAAGAATATAATGGACTCAAAGTGGCAGTAGATTGGATACAAGATCTCGAAGGCAACGACTCTAGGCTACACAAAGAAGCAGTGATCGAAAAGGCTCTAGTGGCGGCTCGTTTGGGCTCAGCAGGTGCTCAGTGTTTTTTATACAACTGTTACCTGGCCTACAATCCTTATTTCGTCTATGGTGTAAAGAAAGTTCCAGAGACCAAGGACCTCACAGGCAAAGATAATCCCTGGGTGGAGTTTTGGGCACTCACAGAAGCTCTCCGAACTCGTAGCATCACTGGCAACCGGGCACGTGATAAGATAGAAGAGCTGGCCAGTCGTTTTGACTCTGATGAGTGGAACGGCTTGGCCCGCCGAGTGCTAATCAAAGATCTTCGTTGTGG